GGCTTCAATCTCAAGTTGTCGTCCCTGTTCGTCGGTATAGACGGCGGCGCAGGAACCGTCGGGCTGCGGGTCGATTTCCATTTCGATTTCATAGCCGACACTCCAGCCGGCACCGAACATGTTGTGGGTACGGGTGTCGACGCTGTTGTAAAAGCGCTGCCATTCGAAAGGCAGGTGAGCGGGCAGGGAGAAGTCGAACTCTTCACGGCCATCAAGTATTTTGGCGCCAGTAGGTATATGAATAGGATAACGGGTTTTTATTGCGTTGACCAGGGTCGCGGTAATCATACTGCTACCAGCACCAATTATAAAATCTGTAGCGAAACAGAATATTTTGGTGCAAATTTTACCAGGACGTATTGCCGCCATGGCGACAGAAATCATCAGACTGATTGGGTGTTTACCGCTTCTGATTTCACGGACAACAACAGACTCTCCGCCGATACGTACATTGTTAGAGACTTTCTTACCACCGTCGCAATCTTCTGTGACTTTAGCTTCACAGGTACTGCGGTCATTGCTGCGTACCGCCGGCTGGCTGTTGATGTAGACTTTTTTAGAGCCTTCGGCCAGATATTCGGCTGCACCTGTAATCGATCCTATTGCGGCAGTGGTGACGCTAATACCAAGCTCAAGCGGTGAATTTGGAATGCCAATATCAGAGAAAGAGGATGGATGCTTTTTACAACTAATTTTGTCATCCTCTTGAGGAACTGCACGCGGATCAGGCGAAGCAACAGTCGGACTGACCATTTCTTTGACTGTTTTCCCTATTTCGTTTAGTAAGTTGCCAGCAATATCCAAAAAATTTTCAGGCTGTTGCGGTTCTGCATTATTTGCCGTTTCTGCTGTTTCTGCTGTTTCTGCCGTTTGTTTTATTATGCCTGCTGCACGGGCAGCGGGCTGTTTATTAATACGAGTATTGTGAGAACCGGTTTTAATCTCACCATCTTCGGATAGCGGGAATATGCTACTGACTGCTTCAGCTAACCCTGATATTAAATTGTCACCTCCTGTAAGACCCATGCCTACGCCAACAACTACGCCTAAAGCAAATGATGCCAGTCCGCCGGTTGCTACTGTGCCAAAGACTGCAAGACTTGCTGCTGCTGTTATAGCTGCATAACAGGCTATTTCAACGGCAGCCTCTACAAGATCTGCAAGCAGAGATGTATGTAAAAGCACGTCTCCCTTACGTGCTCCCCAGTATGCTTCCCCCATATTGAATTCCCCATTTGTAAACTAAAATAAGACAAAATATGTAAATTAATATAATATAAATTAAATGGAATAAATAACTTAAATACATATAAATTGACATAAATTAATATTTATTAATTTAATTTTGTTTTATATTTTAAAGTAATAATTGTGAATATTATGCTTTGTAATATATAAAGCATTTGAAATACTGATAAGTAGTCAAAGCGGGAAAAATAATTAATTAGATTAAGTACATTGTTTTATTTAAAAAAACAAATTAATTATAAATTGTTTATTCCGCAATTATTTTACTTGTTCCGCAATTTAAATAATATCATTTATTTTTTACTACACCTTCTTCAAATGGATCTATCTCTTTTTTACGCCTGATATATACCCGTTTCGTCATCTCTACGTTGGAATGACCTAATAATTTTTGCGCTGCCTCTTCACTAGATACTAATGATTTATCTGTAGCTGACTTGGCGCGTAAATCTCTAAACTGAGCTTGTGCTAATTCTTCGGCGTGTTCTGGGTGCTTTTGAATGGCCATATCCCTTGCTTTATTATAGCGGTACTCTAAGTTGCTTATATTCATTTTGCGATTACGCGAATTTAAAAATAAATATCCTCCATGAGGTGCTCGACGTGTGATTATCTCTTGTAAACTTTCAGTAACTTTAAAGCGTAATGGATTGCTCGTTTTATTTTGTTTAATATTAAGTATGCCATTGTGAATATGACCAGTATGTATTTTCAACATATCGCTTGGTCGTTGCCCTAACATCATTGCCATTCGCATTGCGTCCTGCAAGTCTTGCGCGCCATATCTGTAAAGGAGCTCATATATATAATCTTCAACATATACATCCCTTGGCTGTTCTTTGTATTTTTTAACACCTTTAGATGGACACTCTTTGTTAATATAATTCCAGTTTGCAGGTCCGCACATTGTCCATATTGCGCTAAATAATGCTAAATCCCTATTTGCTGCCACTGGAGTATCTTTGCGCCAGGTTAAATAATCTTTAATATGTCCGACATCGATATCTTCTAATGCAACTGGGTTGCTGCCACCAAAAAACAAAAGAAGCTGTTTCATTGAAGATTTATAACCATTTTGTGTCTTTGGCTTTCTTAATGGCAGCTCTTCCAATTTGAATCTTTGCGCAGCTTGAACAAAAGTAATCCTGTGGCTTTTATCGAGCTTTTCCAAAGATAATTCCGACCATTTTTTACAGGCAATAATATAATCACTGCCTAGGGGAATTTCTTTGCGTGGCTTGCCTCCGGCGTCGTAGTAATACCATATGATTAACTCGCCTTTTTTCTTGCGCTTGCGTGCGCGCATGCCTTTAGGGAGATTCAAATTAACAGTTGCTTTACGTCCCATATTAACCTCTGGAATTATGTTGAAGAAAGAACAGGGGATTGCCATCTTTGCCTAGCTGGTGGATTACCGGTACTTTGGTGTTTATTTCCTAATAGAGATTGACGTAATACTATTGGTTCATTTCTACCATTTAGCCGAAAGGGAATCCCTTGCTTTTTTAGCTGGTTAATTTGCTTGCCTTTGGATTTGTATCCAGTTAATACAGATACCTCTTCACGGGTTAAAAATTCATCATATGGCGATTTTTCACTCATGGCTTTTCCCAATAAAAAAACCAGCTATTGCTGGGACGTGTTCATTAATAATGCTTAATTAAAAAGCCGTTATTCAGCGACTAGGGTTTTTTGACTGCTTTTAAGTACTTGGTTAAGCCATTCTCTTAAACGCTCACTAATTCTTTTAGTTTCATTAAAGTAATCTATATCTTCCGGCAGTATGGCTATTGGAGTATGTACAGTACGTCCATTTATGAGCAAATTGTCGTTGTTGTGGTTTTTAGCTATTAAATCTAAGACTTTTTGTAATACTTCCATTGCTTCTGGGGTTATGCGCTCTGTATAGTAATTCTCTTCATCAATGTAACCCTCTTCATATAAATACCTGTCCGCCTCATCAATAATATCCGTCGCTGAGAGAGGGAATTTTGTAAATCCATCGAATTCAACAGCCTCAAGAATATTCCCAGCTTCTGAATCAAATACATAATCGTATAATGTGTCATAAGTATAATTGGTATTTTTTGTTCTGAATAAGATAACAGTTTGTCTATTTGTTTCCATTGTTTACTCCATGTTATAGATATAAAAAAATCCGGAAGTGGTCCGGTATATTTTAGATTTAATATATTGATTAATATAAATATTTATATGTTTCAAGCTAGAAAAAGGCGGAATTCCGGTCCCGCACTAATTTACATGTTTTCTTCCTTTTCGTTAGAATTAACTAGCCAGCGGTTAGCTGGCTAGTTATTGTTTGTCTGGTTCAGGTTTTTTCGTCGTATCTGGTATTGGCGGGTTAATTAATTTCCTCATTGCTGTACTTGCCTGTATAGCTCCTTCTACAGTAGAAAATAAAAGCCCATTATTTAACAAATATTCAAATTCACTGTTGTAAATAATCTCTTTATAACCCTCTTTCGCTGTAACATCGGCCACATATACTTTGGTGCCATTCTGTGGTGCTTTAGTAAGAGGTTTAAAACGCTTTCTTGCTGCCTCTCTACTTAGAATTTGTATTATGCTCTTAGTGGCTTTAGCTGCTCCATCTGCGGTTGTAAATAAAATATGATTTTTAAATGCTTGTTTAGTCGTATCCCAACTTGAATCATATTCAAAGAAGCTCGCAAAACCCTCATAGAAAAGGTCACTAACCCAGACGTATTCTCCATCTTGCGGTTCCTCTGTTATAAAATTAAATTTCTCTTTGTTTGAATAAAGAGAATTAATAATTAACATTTGAGTCTGTTTTACTTCTCTTATTTCAGAAAATACAACATTCAGAGATGCGTCTCGGAGATTTTCTGGGGAGTTAAGCCATATAATTTCATCGTAACCAAGTTTATTGGTTAAATCTAAACGATAATAGGCTTGACCAACAGGGTAAGATGACCGTAAACATATATATTCAAGTTCAGTATCCATTTTTATTCTCTAATAAAAAACCAGCTAAGTGCTGGTTTATGGGTTATAAATATTTTAATTATCATCAATTCTAGATGCTGAGAATACCGGTTCATATTCTTTGTTAACGCTAAAAGTAGCAATCTCCTGACCATCCTTAATAATGGTTATCCTAATAGGCCAATTATCTTCCCATCCATCATATTTATTGTAATAATCCTCAGCTATCAACTCCGCAAGCAAATCCAGTTCAATCTGAACATTACAATCATATTCCCGAATAGACTCAAATTCATACAGTTCATCACTTTCACCATCTACAAAATATTTATAAGTAGCCATAATCATCTCTCCTAGAATGGAATGGAATCATCAATATCATCTATTGGTGGAGTTGTTGGTGTTTGTTGAGGTGGTTGCCGGCGTGGTGCCGCTGGCGGTAGGTTCGATGATGTAGGTGGTGCAGCGTTATTGTTACCAGAATCGAAACCATCATTACGATTGCCCAGCATTCTCATTTCATTGCCGATAATATTGTATGCAGTGCGTTCGATACCATCGTTACCGGTATATTTACGGCTCTGAATTTTGCCCTCAATAAACACTTGGCTACCTTTTCTCAGGTACTGGTTAGCTACTTCTCCCAGTTTGCCGTACAGGGATACGTTATGCCATTCAGCACGTGTCTGTCGTTCTCCATTACGGTCACGCCACTGTTCATCAGTAGCTAGCGAGAAATTCGTTATAGCGTCGCCATTGGGCATATATCGTGTTTCAGGGTCGCGCCCAAGGCGACCAACCAGAATTACCTTGTTAACTGACATTTATGCCTCCATAACAATATCCAGCTCAGCAATTTGTTCATCAAGTTCATGCAAAAATTTTTGAACTTCTTCTTCAATTTCCTTAATTCGTTCATCATCACGATAGATGCGCACCATCTGAAAAGATAAATGTTCCTTAAGTCTGTCATCATATGAAACAAAATCACACCATTTCCGGCCTGTACAAGCCATTTGCCAGAACATTTGTAATAAATATTCAGGTTTGGGTTTTTTGGTACGTAAAAATTCCAAATGTGTTGCAGTGTTAGGACATTTGATTTCAATAAGCCCGTCTTCTCCGACTAAACCATCAGGTGAAGCACCGGACATACTGATAGTAGGGTGATTAATAAATCCTGTTTCCTCAACTAGCTCACCAGTTTCCAGCATATATCTTGCACGTGCTTTTGGCTCAATGTCGTTACCTCTTTGCATAGCTGCAGTTTTAAAGCTCTCTTCTCTGTTACCTGTTAGGCGTTCGCATATTAATTGAGCCATATAGTTTTTACGTGTAGCACTGTAACCGGATTTGGTTTTACTTAGAACATCATAAATCCGACTGGCTGTTACTTTACCAAGGCGGGCTTCAAACCATTCATCAGTTCGTTGTTCCATCATTAACCTCCACTGCATCCGCCTCAATTGTTTGATCAGCAATTTCTTTTGCGATATTTGAAAGACGAAGCATTTCATCACTGCCTATGATATTTCGTGATGCTTTATCTAATGATTTAAAGTGATTACGGAGTAAATCGATATCACCTTTTTGTGCAATAATTTCTGCCTCTTTAATCAACTTATCCCGATCCGGATTATCTATATCGCCCCTGAATGGGTTTAGCTCATCAGGTTTAACTCCTTCTTTGGCATCCTTGATTCTTTCTGCTTCGTCTTCATCATAAATACCGGCAAAGCCGAAAGCCAAACGTGCAGCCTGAATCATCGCTTTATGCCGTAACATTCTTTTTGGGTGTGATTTCCAAGGCTGTGTATTGCGTTTACACTCGTCCATGAATTCTGTGACAGAAACAGGGTGTGTACGATCTTTGCGGTAAATGCGGCATGTACAGCTTTCTGTATCTTGTTCAAAATCCATCCCGTCAAATTGTGGATTAGCATTAATAATACGAGCCCATCCATCAACACCAACAACCGGTGTAATGCCACCGTTACTGGGGAATGCATAGATTTCAGAAGTCCATGGATTTAATTTATATTGATTAGCGACAATCAATAATGCAGCCATTTGTTCATCAGTTACTGCGCCTTTAAAGGCTGTTTTTTTCAATGTTTCAATCAAGCCTTGTCCGTCTGCTAAATCAAGTGATTTAGCTAAATTATTTGCTAATGCAACTAATTGTGTACTCATTTTAAAGCTCCATAAATTAAAGCCCATTAATAAATAGGCTTTAGGACTGGTTAAAATTTCTGATAATTTATTCTGGGATTAAGCCACCTAAATGATCGATTAATTCTGTAATTAGCTCGCTTAATGCCTCTGCCATCAATATTTGTGAAGCAAACGTGAGGCTTTCTATATCATCTCCCTGTGACGCTGCCTCTTCTTGTATTAGATCCAGAAACTGAATGCGTTTCAGAGTGAAATTTTGTGTGAGAACAAAACGTACTCGATCCCGCCAACTTAAACCTAGCTGAGTAACAATTTTGCCGCTTCTGAGTAAATGGTTAATTTCTTCAACAGTTAAATCATGACGGCTAATCCTAACCACCGGCGCAGCATCACCAAATCCCATAAGTTCACAATCACAGTCCAGCTCAAAATGTCCTGCCGCGCTACCTCGTAATAACCATTCGGTTATCAGATTGCCAGGAGATTGCTGAGTGCGTGGCTGCTTCGCCTCTAGTCCGCCTAGTGCCTCACGTAATTTCGTGAGCAGTATTTCAGCGCGAACACTACTAGCCTGATTAATCAGTAAAAATCCATACTTAGTATCCATAATAGCTTCGGTTTTACTGCTTTTGGTAAAAGCGCGCGGCAACAAATTATCGGTGATGGTTTCTTTCAGTTCCATCTTCTCCTTACGCCCGACATTCCGTCCCTCAGCTTCGCGTATTTCATTAATTTTTTCGTCAAGAATATCCCGCACCACGGCTGCCGGTAATACTTTTTCTTCTTTTTTCAGCGCAATGCGCCATGTATTCTGAGCCGGAAACACTATATCTGAGCCAAACGGTACAGGACTGGCAAAACCAATACTGTCCCAATCCAATCCCATACATGGCTCAAAAGCGACTTTTTGTAATTTTTCTGCCAGTATTTCTAAATCCGGCATTTTGTCTTTGTTTAGAATATACAAACTTAACTGCCTAAAATATGGATTATTCATATTGTTTTCTCGCAATAATAAAGCCAGCTTTTAGCTGGGCAGGAATGTCAACAACCATCACCTAAAATCATTTAAGCTCTGCATCACCTTTCATGCGTTCGCTATCACTCATACGCGCATATGCATCAGCTAACCGTTTTACTTCCAAATCTGCCTGGTATTCTTTCTGCTGCATTTGTCTGGCCGTATAACTGCGCTGCATCTCTAATTGCTCCTTATCAGACAAAGCAGGGGACACTGAAAGAGAAGCAGACATTAAAAAAACTGCAATAAATGCAGTTATAGAATTTTTAATCATGTACAACTCCCTCGTTGTTGCTGTTACATGGTTTAATTTATTGAGTAGGGATATCCTTAAATCGGAAGTATTTCATTTTTGGTCTACTTATTTTTTCATTGATAATGACTTCGCCTTTTTTGTTTCTTGCTCTGTCTAATTTAGCAATGTATAAACATCTAACTTCCGGGTACGATTTTGCTAATTCAATAAACTCTAAGCACCGTTCTTCAGATGAAAACTCTGGAGATATCTGATACGCCCCAGTATCTTTCTTAAACGCCAGCATTGCTGTTTCATCTGATATTTCGTATTTGCAGCTTCTGCGCTTTCTGGTTCTTTCTTTTTGTAATGATTTTCCATATACAGCAAACATATATCACCTCTATAGCTAATAAAAAAGCCAGCTAATGCTGAATAAATTGTTATGAAATTTATTTATTTATCCCTGCCTCAATAGCAAGTTCGATTATTTTTTCCCAATCAACAATGAATTTTTTGCCCGTCTTTTTACTTGTGACGCACATTTCTCTACGAGAGATGGTGATATCTAACCGCAACTGTTCAGGATCGTCATCTTCTCCATATTCCCCAACATACTCCTTAATAGCAATTGCGTTGCTCGGATAAAGTGCGCCTACTTTAATAGCATTTTTATTAACTTTGTTTCCCATTTCGTTTTATCCTTTAATAAAAAAGCCAGCTAATGCTGGCATGTCTACTAATCCACACAAGCACACTTGTTTAAATGTGCTTGGATTGATTAGCCTAAGTTCAAAATTAAAGCCCACTGTTTAGTGAGCTTTTTTGTATTCCTCTTCTAAGGCTTCGGTTATTAGATTCATGTCTTTTATTAAGTCCTCACGAGTTCCATAAAGTTGGAAGGTCTCTAATAAGACTTGGTGAAAAGAATCTCTATCTCTATATTTAAAATAAATATATGGTCTGCCAAACGACCACATGACATTCATATCAAGCCATAATTTGGTTCCGACTTCGGGTTCAGATGTCAAATAGTTTAATTGTTCTTTATGCGATATGTAGAAGTTCCTTACGAATTCAGTAGCCCTTACAACATCCTCTTTAGTTGGATAAACTCTATGCAGGGCAAGCCATCTTTTTTCTAAATCTTTACCTCCCCACCTATAGAATGAATAAAATGGGTCTTTCTGAATATGCAAAACATAATATCCTTGCCCTAACTCAGGAGCCTCTTCTAAATAATTAACTTGTCCACTCATTTCAAATTCCTTTTTATTGCAGGCTATAAATCTCAATTAAAAAGCCAGCGGTTAACTGGCTTTTAATTTAATTAGCATGCGTGAAAATATAATCAGTTACTATTTTTTCTGCTCCCAATGACAGATGGCTTAATAGTTCTCTTACTGTCATATCTTTATGGCAGCCCAATACAAGTGCCTTAACTATTTCATTTGTAAGCTTGTCCGCTTCATCAGAATATTTTGTACTAAATAATTCACCAAAAGCTTCCGCTGCGATATCTATCAGTTCATCGTCTTCAAGCTTTTCCAGTATTTCTTGTTTCTTTTCTTCGGCTGCGTCACTTGCTCGTTGCGAATCTTCCTCATGCTGCATCATTTTCAAGTATCCGGCTGGATCAGGGTTGTAAACTTGTAACATTTTTCTTACTCCTTTGATTTTTATAAGCTCAAAAACTAAAACGCACTCAATTTACTAATTGAATGCGCTGAGATTTTTGGGCTTGGTTTAGTGGGCAGGTGGTTAAGCACTCACTGCCATTGTGCATATGCTAGAATTGAGTTTCCCAAAACAACCTAGCAAATAGAGGTAGTTATCATGAGTAATGATAAAAATAAGATGGCTTATGACCATGCGCCTAAAACACCAGCGCCTATTGGGAATAAGCATGTTCCTAAAACACCACCACCTCAAAATAATTCTAGAAGTGGGGGGAATGGTAAAAAGTAAAGGTAAGACATATGAGTGATTATGAGAAAGCCAGAAATTGTTTAAAATTTGAAGTTATTTATTCATTTTGCTATGAGAAAGTGATGTATAAATTTCTCGGAAGAATGGATAAACTAGCTTCTTTTATTCTTATGATCACGGGTATGTCTGTAATAGCAACTACTTGGAACGGAGTAATTCTCGGTTCCATAGTGGCTATTGTTACTGCTCTTCAGTTGGTTTATTCTCCGGGTAGTAAATCGCAATCAGCAAAAGGGGTTTATCAAAAATATTACTCTATGTATATTCATTTTGACGAAATGGACAATGAAGTAATTAAAAATAAGCTTCTTAATTTATCTGAAAACGAAACAGATGAAATTGGCTTTCTTTCTCACCCAGCACGTTTAGCTGCTTTGGCTATGTTAAGTTGGACTCCTGAGAGTGAGTATTCCGAAGAGCCAAGAAAATTAACCAAGCTTGAATATTTCGCTGCATTATTTGCTGGAGAATTACCAGAGTACAGATTTACTGCTAAATAGTATTTAATCGGTTGTAACTTTAAATCACTAAAGCTAAACAATAAAGCCAGCTTATCAAAGCTGGCTTTATTATGTCTTAACCTGTAATTGTGATATCTACGGGTTCCCAAATTGTATTATCACTATAAGGAGCCCAATCATTAAGAACATCTCCCAATTTACTTTCAGAGTCAGGGGAGGTTCTAATAACTACTCCTCTACATTCGGAAAGGAACAAGACAACTATTCCGTCTTCAAGGCTTCTGCATACCGCCGGATATTGAATTTCTTCTTTACAAGATATGATAACCTCCAGCATAACCAACTCCTTTCAAATATATCTAAGTGATAGCAGTGTTTAAATTGACTGCTACGAGTTTAAAAACTAAAGCGCACTTACCATTGATAAATGCGCTACGATTTTTAAATTCATTAAAAGATCAATAAACAATACATTTTGCTATCAACTTATGAAGCGTGGCGACCTAGCCTGTATTTCCTTTTGCTTCCTTTCCCCAGTTCTTTTTCATACTGAGGTCATCGGTGTCTGTGCTTGTTTGATAAGTCAAGTATATCAAAGCTATATTTTAAAGCAAGCAATTATTGATATATTTTGATATATTAAATGATATTTTTTGATATATTATTGATTTTATTTTTAATTTTTTTTTGTGTGTATTTATATACAAAGAAGAAAAAAAGCACATTTTAAAAAATGTGCTTTAATAGACAATAAATACAGAAAATTAGAAACGTCTTAAAGAGAATACTCTTTTGACTTTCCCTATAATTCGAAGCTGTTTTTTATCAGTTACTTTTACAGTTGAATTTCGATATTTTTCATTATCGGTAAGGATATGAATTTCATTACCAATAAGTTGAAGTCGACGCACCCTAATATTATTGTTTTTTGGCTCATAAAGTAGGTATACACCATCATTTTCAAAAGATGTAATAGATGTATCTATAAAAAGCAGATCGTTTTGCTGGAGTGTAGGATACATGTTATCGCCATGTACGGTAACGATAGCAATATCATGGTGATTAATGCCTAACTCTATAGCAGCCCACGGTTTATATATATCAATCATTCTAACGCTATTTCGATTGATATCTGAGGCCGTTCCACTAATATATTCTTCTATATTAAGAATTTGAACTTGTAAATAGTCATTATTATTAGGTGTATCTGTTATCTTTATTTCAGGGAAGTTTGGGAAATCTATGATTTCATCATCCTTAAGAGGCTGATCAAACCAGCCACGCTCAAGCCCTAGATGTTCTTCGATTTGTCTGACGGCACGAAAAGCTGCCGACCATTGTTTAGCATGAATCCCATCCCCATCAGTGTCTTCCCCGTTATTTAATGCTGTTATTAAAACTCTAATTAAGACCGCGTGAGTATTAATCAATTCAGCAAGCTTGGATTGCCCGTAACGTTTAACGAGCATATCAAGCCGTTCTGCATATGTTTCAGCTATAGTTTGCATAAATATATATCACTTATGGATATCAAAAGGCTAAAGTATAAAAAGCAATTTGATTTAATGATATATTTATTGCTATTACTTGCAATTTAAAACATAAATTTATGTTACAGCAAAACTGACCACCAAAATATTTTCCCAAGAACAAAAATTGCTCCTGCTTCAACCTCTTCATCGGGGTATGCATTAGAGTTATAACTTTGTATCAGAATTTTGTTGCCTGGTCGTTTTTTCAGGACTTTGATACGCAGCAGACCATCGTGATTAATTGCATATAATTTACCATCTCTGATTTGCGTATCTTCAGTATTTACGCCAACTATAGCCCCATCAGGAATGGCCGGTTCCATACTATCCCCATCAGCGATAATACATACTACGTGCTTTGGATTAATCCCTTTTTTGCTTAACATTGCTAGTGGAAAGCGCATTTTCATATTATTAATATCTTGAATATCAGATAAAAGCCCTTTCCCTGCACTTAAACTAATATCTGTGTAAAAAGGAACATCAACCCCATCTCCTCCCGAAGAGCATGAATCGTTAGATGAGCCTTTTAATGCATCTGCGTAAAACACAAATGATTGAATATTATTAGTTTTATTATCGTCTTTTTTGTCCAGCCAACCGGTGGGCAGGTTTAAAGTTCGTTCTATATGTAAAGCCAAAGCGTCGCCAATCGCTCTTCGATTGGTAACCCATTGATTCACTTGAGCGGGAGATCTTTTAATTGCCTCTGCAAATTTTACTTGGCTTCCGTTGAAAGAATTATCTATTAAATACAATATTTTATCTCGTCTATCCATTTTTAAATCCTAATATTAGAGTTATGAATTATACCGCTTATTTAGCATTGCTAAATAAAATATGTATTTTTTCATCTTTACTTTTGCTATACTAATTTGATATATTTAAATGTATCATTGCTAGATGGTAAGACTATGAAACTTGATAAATTCCTAAAACAAAAACACGGGAGGCAGGCTTGGTTAGCAAAAGAACTAAATGTAACAGCAGGTTTTATAAATCAAATTACAAATGGTTCAAGACCCATTCCTGCGCGATTTGGGATAGCAATTGAGCGTGCAACTAAAGGGGAAGTAACTAGAAAAGATATGTTTTCCAATTGGGCAGAAATTTGGCCTGAATTAGCTGATTAAAAAGGATTAATAATGGATTCCCAATCAGAACAAATCCTGAAATACCTGCAAGCAGGTAACGCTTTAACGCCCTTAGAAGCTTTGCGCAAATTTAATTGCATGAGACTAGGTGCGCGTATCTACGATTTACGACAGAAAGGCTATGTCATCAATTCATTAATCATAAAAGATGACATATCAGGGAAACGATACGCACGTTATTCGCTGGTTAGCTTAAATTAGAGGGAAATCATATGACACCATCAGAAACATTAAAGCTGCTTGGTCGACCAATCGCCTACCACCCGAAATTAGCCAAGCTATTAGGCAGTGTTAATGCGGCTATTTTATTCGGGCAGTTGGTTTATTGGTCAGACAAAACAAATCATGAACTTGGCATATATAAAACCGCAGAACAAATCGAAGAAGAAACCGGATTAAGTCCAAGAGAACAAAAAACTGCCAGAGAAAAATTGGTAAAACTTAAAGTTTTAACTGAAACGCATAGACGGTTAGAACATCGGCTGTATTTCAAAATCAATTTTGCTGTTTACGATGAATTTGTGCTCCAGTATTGGGCTAAAAGCGATACAGAAAATCCCGAAAATACTGATGAGAATTCAGGTAATGACCAATTAGAAAATACCGAAACGCAAAAAGGTGATTCGGGGAATAGCGAAACGGGAATTACCGAAACGCGAAAACGCAATTCGGGAATCGACAAATCGTCTGTTCGCGAAGTGACAAATGCGCAACCCGCGGACACACAAAATGTCGATTCGTATAAAGGAGCATTAGATTACAACACTAGACTACAGCATAAGACTACTACAAAAGATATACGCACAGAGTGCGTTAATGATTCCCGTGTATCAAAACTCAGAGGCTGGAAAAAAACCAGTTTTGATTATTTATTCAAATTGGGTATTACACAACAGATTGCACTTGATTGGCTGGAGGTGAGAAAAAACCCAGTTACCGAGACGGCAATTAAATTCATGACCAGCGAGGGGAAGAAATGCAATTTGTCGATAGTTCAAGTAATCACATTGTGTGCGGAGCGAGGCTGGAGCGGATTCAGGGCTTCGTACCTGCAGAATGAAATAAATTATCAAAGCAATGCAGCTAGACCAAGCGTTAAAAACGACCCTAAGCCTAGCGTTAAAGAAGTTCCGGAGCATACAGAGGGAGGAGTACAGGCATGGCTGTAGGTTTAACACAAGTAAGCAAAATGATGGCTAATTTCCCGCAGTTTGTTGAGACTGGGAAAAATACAGCCCTATGCAGCATTCATGGCGAATATATACAAACAACATACAAGAACGGCCGGATAACTAAGTGCCCTGATTGCGAACGTGATAGCGAAGAGCGGCGAATTGCAGATGAAAATACTAAGTTGAAGGAGGCAGCGAAAAAACGTAAAAGCAGGCGGATTGATGAGCTTCTGGGTAATTCCGGTATTCCAAAACGTTTTCAAGACAAAACCTTCGATAATTATCAATTGAGCGAAGGTAACGCTAAGCAAGAAGAGGTATTCAACCGTGTTGTTGCCTTTTCTGAGGAATTTAAACCATCTCAGGAGCACTCTGGACGCTGTATCGTAATGATTGGAGATACAGGTACCGGAAAATCTCATCTTGCCTGCGCGGTAGCTTCACTTGTCATTAAAGAATATTGCGGTACAGCAAGATTCACCAGCGTTTCAGAAATTAACAGACTGGTCAGAGAATCGAAAGGCTATAACGCCAAATATTCAGAAACGGAAGTTATCGAAGCCTTTGGAAATTACGACCTGCTGATAGTTGACGAGGTAGGCATTCAATCCGGCTCAGACGCAGAAAGCCGTGCGTTGTTTGATGTTTTTAATGCCCGTTATCAGAACATGAAATCAACCATTGTTATCAGCAACCTTAATCAGGCACAGGTCAGAGAAGCACTTGGTCAGCGAATCTTTGACCGGTTAAAAGAGGGCGGCGGAGAAGTGCTTGTTTTTCACTGGAGATCACATCGTGTCTGAAAATACCTGTATAGCATGCCGTCACTGGACGCTAAGAGAAAAAAATAATAAAGGCGAATATGTCCCTCACGAAATGGCGGCACTCGGATTTGGCATTTGTGCTCATGATGAAAAATGGCACTATTTCCCCGGTCGCAGAGAATGTGCAAACAACAAATTTGAGCCTATAGCCGAAGATCTGAGAATAAAGCGCGAAGAGTGGGAAGCTCGAAATAATAAGCGGAGTAAGTATGTCAGGAGGCAGCATGGATAAGCAACCGGACGATTATGTTGAATCCCCTTATGAACAATATCACGCATGCAGAGCCTTATGGGGAATGGTCATTATTCAGGCATTGCAGGACGCTACTGAAGCTATAGGCGATTCCAGAGATCTGGATAGGGCAGTTAGGCTGGAAATGGGTTATTTCAGGAGTAGAGGTTTTCAAGAAGTCTGCGCTCTAGCAGAAATCTATATAAGCCCGGATGACATTGAAGCAAAGCTGCGTGGTTTAAGAAACTGGAAAAACAAATACTGGAGAAAAGATGTCAAAAAATTTTTACGCACTGGGAAGATTACCGACCGGACAAAAAAACAAAACAGAGCAGGCATATGAGCTGGAAGTATTAAAGCCGGCTATGCAGGACGGATCAGTAAGCTGGTACCGGTTTGAAGGCGTAAAACTCAGGCTGGCAGATAACACCTTTTATACACCAGATTATTGCGTGATGCGCAGTGACGGCACTATGGAAATGCATGAAGTAAAAGGCTTCTGGCAGGATGATGCAAGGGTAAAAATCAAAGTAGCTGCTGATATGTACCCGCTTAAATTTATTGCGGTGAAACGCCAAGCCAAGAAGAACGGCGGAGGCTGGAGCACTGAGGAATTTTAATCATGGAATTAGTAGCAGTTAAGGCGGTTGATAACAGCTTGCGACCAGTTACAGCAATTGATGCCGATAGTCTCAAAAAAGTTAAGGTTGGCCAAGCGGTAAAGATACAAGTAACAAGACAAATGGACCGGAGCCTGCCTCATCACCGTTTATTCTTTGGTGGCTTACTGCCTTTTGCTTTTGATTACTGGCAACCGGCAGGCGGAGTTATTAGCCCTAAAGAACGGGATGTTGTGCTGTGGATAGCTAAGAGGCTGGATAAGTTCGCCGGTAATAAAGGCATTATTGTTACAGCCGCAGAGGAAGCACTTAACTTACTGGCTAAAAAGCGCGCCGAAAAACTGCCTGTTATAGAAAAAGACATTAATTCATTTCGTCGCTGGCTAACTATCGAAGCCGGATATTTTAATTATCGCTTAACACCGGCTGGTGTGGTGAAAGAGCCTAAATCAATCAGTTTTGCCAGTATGGATCAGGACGAATTTAACGCCTTTTATAAAGCTTGTTTCACTGTTTGCTGGAACATGATTTTATGCAACCGCTTCTCTAGTAAAGATGAAGCACAGCAGGCTATTGATCAGCTTTTATCTTTAGGGAATTAATCATGAGCAAAATCACCCGATCAGCACGAGGACAGCAATGTCAGGTACGCATGCCTGGTATTTGTAACGGCAATCCTGAAACAGTGGTTTTCGCTCATTACAGACTGGCAGGCAGTTGTGGTACCGGAATTAAGCCCAGTGATCTATTAGGCGCGTATGCATGCAGTGCCTGCCATGATGAGGCGGATAGAAGAACAACAATACTGGATGTAGAAACTGCGCACCTGTACCACGCAGAGGGCGTACTGAGGACGCAACTGCTATTGAACGCAAATAATCTGATACAAATAAACTGAGGTAGAAAAATGGAATTTGAAAGAGTTGACTTTACGCACACTGGCTGGTTTTTGTTTTGCCCTATATACATCAATCCAAATTTTGAAAATCCGGAAATACACCATAGATATCACCTTTCATGGCTGCTGGATATTGCTATCGTAATATTAAATAACCTGATCGTACCTCTGTATGCACTAAAGGCTCAGCATTCAAAGCAGCCTATATATGTCAATCCTATATGCGGAATAAAAGAATTAAAAAAGCCAGTAACGTTTTTCGTAGAGAAAGATGCAGATGCAAGTTAAGCCGGCCATGGAGAAAACATGTATACATCAATAGATCACATGCTGTGTGAAGTGTTTTTCATAAAAAATACGCTAATCATGGGTAAAAGTAATTCAGCACGCATTGAGGAATGGATTAAATCCAGAGGCGTAGTTGACAGAAGTAAATCAGGGCTAAGCCAGCATGATATGCATGCAAACAGCTCTATGCTGTTAACCCGTGTAGAACGTATTTTAAATGATATTGAATGGACGCTGATTAATGCAGAATACGGCTATAACCTGTCCGGCATTATTGATTTAACAAACTACGTATTAGCCAGAGATTCATATATTCAGCCGTTAGAGTGCGATACCTTGCTGGAATACCTTTTTACTAAAAATAAAACCTATATACAGCTACAGGATAAATTCGACTGGCACAAATGCACTGTTAGACGAAAAATAAAACATGTAAAGAGAATAATTAACAAGTTGCATTATGACTGCATCGCTAAGCTGGAAGTTAATATGCAGGATATAATTGTAAATATTTTGTAAAAATTCAATTTATGGGTAGAAAAGCGTAGGGTGAAAATTTATAATTATGCTATGTTTCGGATAAGACGTTAGATAAAGATATATAAACCTTATTCGCGAGATTTGATATACATAATTACCAGCCAAAAAAAGCTGGTTTTTTTATTGGGTTTAGTAGCAAATTACTTATATTACATATGATATTTATTTATAGCGGGTTGGCTAATAGCTAATCCGCTTTTTTGTTGGTGTATGCATATTAACCGGCAAAAAGAGACAAGCCTACGCGCGCGCGGGCTTTTTTATTGGAGATTGCCATGGTGGATACCAACAACTCCGCCATGAGCGGATTAACAGAAAAACAGCAGCGTTTTATTGAAGAGTACCTAATAGATTTTAATGCCACACAGGCTGCAATCAGGGCAGGATACAGTGCCAGAACGGCTAGTGCAGTAGGGCATGAAAACCTCAGAAAACCTGAGATTGTAAAGGCACTGAACGAAGCAAAGCAGAAACGCTGCATGCGTACACAGATTAATGCTGATTATGTTCTGCAACGTCTGGTTGAGATTGATCAGATGGATGTGGCGGACATTCTTAATGCTGATGGCTCGGTATTACCGGTGAAAGAATGGCCGGAGGTATGGAGAAAGACATTAAGCGGCTTTGATGTGCTTACCATGATGGATAAAGAAGATGGCCAGAGTATTCTCAAAAAGATTAAATGGCCGGACAAGGTGAAGAATCTTGAGTTACTGGGCAAGCATGTAACTGTACAGGCGTTTAATGAAAAGACTTCTGTATCAGGTGAGTTAAAAATAGAAACGCGCCCGATTAGTGCGATATTTGAGCAGGCTGATGATTAGTAAACACTTTGCCAGATTTGCCAGACCAGCACGTTACAAGGTTGCTTATGGTGGTCGCGGATCGGGTAAGTCGTGGATGTTTGCAGAGCTGGCAATTGAAATAGCCAGACGTACAAAGACGACTATCCCATGTGTACGTGAATTACAGCTATCAATTGCTGATTCAGTACACAAACTACTCTCAAACACTATTTCCCGCCTTGGCTATGATGATGAATTTGAAGTACAGAAATCAACCATTATCCATAGAGGCACAGGTACAAACTTTATCTTTTTCGGGATTAAGAATGACCCGGGAAAGATTAAGTCACTTGAGGGTGCCGGCGTATGCTGGATAGAAGAGGCGGAAAGTATCACTCAGGAGATGTGGGATACGCTGATCCCTACAATCCGTACGCCGGGCAGTGAGATATGGGTTTCTTACAATCCGAAAAATATGCTGGACGATACACACCAGCGGTTTGTAATCCGCCCTCCGGATAATGCAATTGTTATTAAAGCCAACTATTACGATAACCCGAACTTCCCCGAAGTGCTGCGAATAGAAATGGAAGCATGTAAGGAACGGGATTACGAGCTATACAGGCATATCTGGCTAGGTGAGCCGGTGGCAGACAGTGAGCTGGCTATTATTAAACCGGCATGGATTGAGGCGGCAACAAATGCGCATACCCGTCTGGATTTAACTGCAGCAGGAAAACGTATTTTAGGGTTTGATGTGGCAGACGAGGGCGAAGATGCTAACGCAACTGTCAGCAGGCATGGCTCGATTGTGTTCTGTATGGATGAATGGCGCGGGCAGGATGTCATCTATTCCGCTGATAAAGTCTATCAGGACGCAATGGAAGCCAATATTGATAAGGTTATATATGACAGTATTGGTGTGGGTGCTGGTGTCAAGGCTCAGTTTGCGCGTAAAAAAGGCCGCATTCAGACAGTGGGATTTAATGCCGGCGGCAAGGTTTATAAGCCTGAATCGCCGTATATGCCGGCTAAAAAGAACAAAGATATGTTTGCCAATATCAAAGCGCAGGCATGGTGGCATGTGCGTGACCGGTTTTACAAGACGTGGCGTGCAGTTGAGAAAGGCGATAACTACCCTGCGGATGAGCTGATCAGTCTGGATGGAAGTATCAGGGATATTGAATATCTCAAGGCTGAATTAAGCCGGCCGCAGGTAGCGTATGACGATAACGGGCGGGTGCGGGTGGAAAGTAAAAAGGATATGAAAAAACGCGGCATTCCATCACCTAACCGTGCTGATGCCTTAATCATGGCTTTTGCTCCGGTATCCGTTGGTTTAAATATCAATCCTAACAGTCTGAATAATTTATGATGAAATTCTGGAAACGCAACAAACTGAAAGAGCGTGAGCTGGCTGCGCAGGAAGAGGCTAACCGGCTTAAAAAGCTTGAGCTGGAAGCCAAGCATAAGCAAAGTATGGCTAATGAGCGGGCAATTGCCTTTATGCAAGAAATGCAATCAGCGAATACTCCACCACAAGGCTACCAAATGCCTGATATTCCTGCCGGTGTGGTACCGAAAGGCAGAAAGCCGGCTATTGCTCAGGATAGTCTCACGTCTTCATATGCTTTTGATATTAATGCGCCTCACTTTTATCCATGCTTTATCGGGTATCAGGCACTGGCCAGCATGTCACAGTCTACGGATTACCGCTGCGTTTATGAAGCCACGGCGCAGGAAATGACCCGCACATGGGGCGAAGTCAAAGTTGCCAATGACAGCAATGATAAAGACTACCGCGACAAAATCAAAAGCATTGAAGCGCGTATGGATGCGCTGAATATTCGTGAGCTGATGCGCCACCATATTGAAAATGAAATGATTTTCGGGCGTTCGCAAATATTCATTAATATCAAAGGGCATGAAAACCAAAAAGACATACCGCTACTGATTGATAAGGCAGTACTGGGTAAAGGCTGCCTTAAAGGGCTTAAACTGATTGAACCGATCTGGACCACACCAAGCTTTTACAATGCCAGTGATGCAACTGCTGCGGATTTCTTTAAGCCGTCAAAATGGTTTGTTATGGGCGAAGAGGTGCATGCAGACCGCTTGCTAACTTTGGTTATGCGGCCGGTGACGGATATGCTTAAGCCAGCCTATAACTTCAGTGGTATATCCATGCTGCAGCTTATGCAGCCGTATGTGGAAAGGTGGCAACGCACAGTCGACAGCGTGTCTGAGCTGATTCATTCGTTTTCACTCACCGGTATTAAAACCGATATGAGCAATATCCTAGCCGGCGGTGATGATGGTGTTACTCAGTTACTGCTGCGCTCCAAACTGTTTTCGCAGTTACGCGGCAATCAGAATCTGATGCTGCTGGATAACGATAATGAAGAGTTTTTCCAATTCAACACACCGCTATCCACGCTGGATAACCTACTGCAAAAATCACAGGAACAAATGGCCGCACCAAGCCGTACGCCGCTAGTTAAATTACTGGGGATTACACCAAGCGGATTAAATGCCAGTAGTGACGGGGAGATTCAGGTTTATCACGAGTACATTTCCGGTATGCAGGAAGCGCATTTGCTGCCGCAGCTTACTGCCATTATCAAACTGATTCAGCTTGATCTGTTCGGGGAGATAGACCCGCAGATTGTCTTTGTGTTTAAACCGCTGGAGCAGTTGAATAAAGAGCAGGAAGCCAACACCGATAAAGTTAAGGCGGAAAGAGACAATGCACTGATTAGCGCCGGTGTGCTTTCTCAGGAAGAAGTACGCGCGCGTCTGGCTAAAGATGAAAGCGGCGATTACTCAGGCATTGATGTGGAAGACGTACCGGAACAGCCGCAGTGGGATTTTAATCATGGCAATAATCAGGAAGAAGCCGACAACACTGCCGGCACTATGGCCTAATGCCGGTATAGAAAACAGCTACCGCAAAGCACTTATTAAACTGCTTAATCAGATTTCCGATGAAGTGAATCAGGTGCTGGTGACAGAATTTCGCAAACGTGCCGCTCAGGAAAAGGCTCAGATGGCTATGGACGGCATAGTCGACTGGGTTGCCCACATAGTTGATTTTCTGGCGTCTAAATGGTCAGACAGGCTGGACAGACTGGCACCGGAAATTGCTGAGGCATTTGTCAGCAAAACCGTAACCAACTACGAAAGCCTGTTAAAAACACACATGCGCAAAGCTGGCTTTACTGTCCGGTTTCAAATAACACCATATCAGCGTGAAGCATTACAAGCGACAATTGAAACTAATGTCGGTGAGATTAAATCCATTGCTTCACAGTATCTGGAGCGGGTACAGAAGCAGGTATGGCAGTGTGTTACCAGCGGTTACGACCTTTCAGGACTGGCGACAGAACTTGAAAAAAATTATGACATCAGTAAACGCCGTGCTGAACTGATTGCAAGAGATCAGGGGGCAAAGGCGCATGCGGTCATTGAATGTGCTAAGCGGCAGGAGCTGGGTATTACCAAGGCAATCTGGTTGCATTCACACCGCAGCAAAAAACCACGGCAATCACATTTACAGGCAAACGGTAAAGTATTTGAGGTGAGTAAAGGAATGTATCTTGACGGCGAATGGGTACAGCCGGGCATGCTGATTAATTGCCGCTGCGGCAGTAAAAGCATTATAGACGGGATAGGACAATGACCGAAAAAACTCTGGCCATGGATAAATCCATGCGTTCTTATGATGGTAACGGACATTTACTGGTTGAACGAACAATTATCAGTAAGGCTGCCGTTAATCCGTATTTCGGGCGGGAAATACCGGATTATGAAAGGCTGCAACTGCAACCGGACAAAATCTATTACCTACTACGCGACAAGGGAGAGCTTGAAAAAGCTCTCCTTTCTTTTAACGGGGTGCAATTGCTGCTCAGGCATACGCCAGTCAGCGCAGAAGAGCCGCATAACGATATTACGGTAGGAACAGTAATTAACCCGCAGCTAGAGGGTAATGATGTTTATGCCAGCTTGCGTATTTTTGACAAAGAAGCCATTGCACTGATTGAAAACGAAAAGCTGAACGAACTGTCTGCCGGATATGCCTACACCGCAGATATGACTTCGGGCGAATTTGAGGGACAGAAATATGACGGAATTATGAGGAATATCCACGGCAATCATGTGGCTATGGTTGAACGCGGACGGATAGGAAGAGATGCAGTTATTGCAGATGGTTTACCAATCGGACTTATGGAGAATTCAATGAAGCTGAAACAAGGTGCAATTGAGGCTGTAGCAGAAGTGCTAAAGCCTCTTATTGGCATGGATGGCGATATTACGCCGGATGTTGTCGAGGGAGTAATTAAAACGGTTGCAGACAATATGCTGGTACCCGCTGCCAGTGACGCAGAAGAGCCGGCAAAAGAAGCGGAAGACGAAGAGGAAACAGAAAAAACCGCTGAAGATGAGGAATCTGATAACAAGGAAGAAAAGGCAGAAGACGAAGAGCCGGACGATACAGAAAAATCCAAGCCGGCTATGGATGCTGATTCAATCCGTGCGGCAGCGGTAAAGGATGTTACTGCGCTGTTTGAAGCACGCGAACAGGTCAAGCCGCTGGTTGGTGTCGTGGCTATGGATAGTGCTGAGGCGGTTTATAAATATGCCTTACAGCAAAAAGGCATAAATATTAATGGCGTGCACCCTAGCGCATATAAGGCAATGGTTGGAATGCTGATTACGGAGACACCTAAAACCACTGTAGCGATGGATAGCGTGTTAGCACCTGCGGATAAGCTTACAGAACGTTTTAAATAAAGGATTAAAAATGGGATTTCAAACACATTTAAATAATGATCTGCCGGTTGGTGTTGAGGGTGATTTTGCCTCTACCAATCCCTATTACTCTGTACTTGCAGGTGAAGGGCAAATCAAAGCTGGTGATCAAGGCGTAATTGTTGGCAGCTTTGCCTGGTTCGATCCTGAAACAGGATTGGCTACTAATACCAAAGTTGCCAATGGATTAATCGGGTTTGTGCGCCGAGATAATACCGCACTCCTTAATGAATATCTGGCTGAATCCAGTTTAACCATTCCAAAAGGTTTTATCATAACACTATATGATGGCGGCGATTTTTGGGCGCGTTTCGCTGGTGGCGCAAATATTGGTCAGAAAGTTTTTGCCAATACAGCTAATGGCAGTGTTGTTGCTGCCGATACCGCTCCTGCCGGTTACGAAGAAACAGGCTTTATTGTGGCCAGCAAAGCAGAAGCCGGTGCATTAGCCAAGATTTCAAAACATTAAAAGGATTTAAAATGGAATTAAATTTTAATACTTTAAATCAACGTGCAGGGATTGTATTTGCAACGGGTAAAGCTCCCGTAGAGCTAACGGAGAAAAGTCGAATGGCACTGGCTATGGATAGTGCCAGCACCCTGCAAACTTCGCCAAATGCCGGCATTCCTGCTTTGTTTACAACTTATGTTGATCCAAAGGTTATTGAGGTATTGGTAACGCCAATGAAAACGGCAAAAGCATTCGCTGAATGTAAAAAAGGTGACTTTACCTCAACAACAGTGACATTTCAGGTACTGGAAAGCACTGGCGAGACATCGTCCTATGGTGATTTCAATAACAACGGGCTAAGTGATGCGAATGTTAACTATCCGTCTCGTCAGCCCTATCACTACCAGACATTTATTCGTATTGGTGAACGGGAATTAGCAATAGCAGGTGCTGCCGGACTGGATTGGGCAAGCCGTAAGCAGATTGCGGCTGCCTTGACTTTAAATAAATTCCAGAACAAGAGCTATCTTCGCGGAATTGAAGGCTTGCAGAATTACGGCTTGATAAATGATCCTCGACTATTGCCGTCAATAGTTGATTCATCATGGGAGAGCATGGACGGACAAGAGGTTTATGATTCAATCCAGCGGCTTTTCGCTCAACTCATAAAACAAACGGACGGTTTGGTTGATCTTGAAACACCAATGACTATGCTGTTGTCTCCAAATGCATCTGTACAACTAACGAAAACCAATACCTACAACGTAAACGTGACCGATCAGGTTAATAAAAATTTCCCGAATCTGAAAATAGTCACAATACCGGAATATAAAACCGAAGCTGGCGAATTAGTTCAGTTAATTGTAGACGAGTACGAAGGACAGCCGACAGTAGAACTGGGATTTACCGAAAAAATGCGCGTACACCCACTGATTCAGATGTCATCAGGTTATGAGCAGAAGCGATCACAGGGAACACTGGGGGCTATTATTTACCGGCCGCTGTTTATTGCAAGTATGCTGGCTTCTTAATTTTTATATAAAGACGACCACCCTCAGGGGTGGTTTTTATTTTAGGAGTTCATATGTCGAATGACACAGTTATTATCGGGTGCAAGATAGCTAATGGCTTGCTTTTACAGGTTGATGATAAAACCGTAAAGATTAACGGGTTTAATACATCTAATGTTATTGGCGGGCATGGTATTACTGAAAATGTGCCGGCGGATTTCTGGCAGGCATGGCTGGTCAAAAATAAGGATCGCGATATTACTAAGAACGGACTGATTTTTGCGCACAGCAACACCAAAGACACTACGGCAGAAGCTAAAGAGAAACGCAAAACTAAATCCAGCACAGAGCCTATTTCGCCACCCAAAAACAACGAGCTGGAATAAGGTGCAACTATGAGCGGTATTGTTCAGTTTAACCTCTTAAAGTTCCGGAAACTGTACCCAAAAATCATTGCAACTGATGATCAGCTTAGTATGTTTTTTGTTGAAGCCTGCATGCAGTGCAATAACACCGATAAAAGCATTATTAAAAATCTTAATGAGCGTGAATTGTTGCTGTTTCTGCTGGTGGCGCATATTGCTACCTTACAGCAGCGTACAGACAGCGGTAACGAGGCGGTCGGTCGTATTGCCAGTGCTTCTGAGGGCAGTGTGTCTGTATCACTGGATAACGGTCAGACTACCCAGTCGGAAAAGTGGTACCAGCAGACACCATACGGGGCGCGCTACTGGGCATTGATCAAACAATACCGCTCATTCTTTTATGTGCTCGGCAAGTTTCCCATGCCGGTTAGGCGTTAGTATGAAAAAAATCGGTGATTTATCGGATGCACTGAAAAAATATGCAGCCGGTAAAAACAAAAAGGTGCGGGCAGGTATTTTTGAAGAAGCCACCTATGCAAAAGCCGATGGCGAGCCCTTGCCTGTTGCACAGGTGGCTTTCTGGAATGAATACGGCGCACAGATTCAGGTTCCGGAACACCAAATAACCGTTTACCGGCTGGTTAGTGAAAAAACAGGGGATTTCCGGCTTAACGGTCGTTTTGTTAAACAGTCTAAAGCCAATTTTGCCACTACTCATACCGTACCGGCGCACACAATCAACATTCCGGCGCGCTCATTTTTTCGTAAAACAGTACGGACACATAAGGGCGAATGGATTAAGGCTCTACCGGGTTTGGTTAACCAGCATGGCGCGACTAAAGGGCTGGAACTGGTCGGCGAGGCAATGAAAGGCGATCTAGTTGAATCAATCATGACATGGACAGACCCGCCTAACTCAAAAGCGACCATCGCCAGAAAAGGCAGGGACGCTCCATTGCGTGACACTATGCAGATGTCCAGATCGATCGGTGTAGAGGTATCAGATAATGATGAATCTTAGAGGAATGGCTAACAGCATTATTGCTGGTGTTAATCCTAATCAGGAGGCAGTCTTAAAAATCAATTCCGGCTCAGCAGTAGATGAATCCGGTACCGTTGCGCCATGCTTTGAGGAAAAGCCTATAACTATTCAGTTGCAAAGCATTTCCTCTGCCGACCTTGAGCACCTTAACCTAATTAACCAGCAAGGGCAGTTTATCTATGCCTATCTAACCGGTCAGATAGCTGCAATCCGCCGTTCACAAGGCAAAGGTGCGGAGCGGGTAATTTTTACCGCATACGGCGAAAACGAAACATCAGAATGGATGGTTAAACAGGTGCTGGAATCCTTTCCGGCATGGTGCAAGGTGCTGCTATGGCGACAGTAACGCATAAACAGATTTACACAGAAGTCCGCGCATATCTGCTCGGGCTTTTTTTATGCCCGCCTGAATCAGTCATACAGGGTTACCAGAATGATGCACCTTTACCTGATCAGGCGATTGTTATGTCAATTCTGTTTGAGCAGGCACTGGATGTATCGGCTCATTATTACGAGCCGGCAGACAATCAGACCTTTGTACAGCAGTCAGTTGAGATAACCATGCAGATTGATTTTTACGGGGCTGATTCAGGCGATAAAGCGCGCAAGCTGTGCAATCTCTGGAAAAGCCACTATTCCACGGCGCGGCTTATCTCCTGCCAGCCGCTTTACTGCAAAGACCCTGTGCAGATGACGTTTATCAATGAGCAGTCACGCTATGAGCAACGCTGGATGGTCGAGCTGCTTTTGCAATACAACCCTGAATTTTCGCATGAACAGACTTATCTGGACATGCCGGTTATAACTTTGAAAAACCTATAGGAAATATTATGTTACCTTCAATTCCTGCAAGTAATATTGTTACCGTCAATCCGGCGGTAATCGGTACAGGCGGTGATGCGCTGGACTTAAATACCGTCGTACTGTCAGACAGCAGTGTGTATCCGATAAATCAGTATGCCAGTGCCGCCGATGTGGGTGCTGTATACGGTTATAACAGTAAAGAGTATCAGTTTGCTCAGTGTTATTTTGATGGTTATGTCGGTTCAACTATCAAGCCCGCAACCCTGTTTATCGCCCGATACAATCAGACTGATATTAATGCACGGCTGATTGGAGCCAGTGTTAAATCATTGCAGTTGAATGAACTGCAAGCCATCAAAGGGGATCTAACCCTAACCATAGACGGCACGGTAATCACTGCAACAATCGATTTGAGCAAAGCCAAAAGCTTTAGTGATGCCGCAGTAAAAATCAAAGAGGCTTTAACTAACGATGTTGTCTTTGATACGCAGTTACAGGCATTTATTATCAGCTCGCCGTCTGCCGGTGCAAGTTCGGCTATTTCCTTTGCCAGCGGAACAGCAGCAGAAGCCCTCTGCTTAACTGAAAATACTGGGGCGATTGCTGATAATGCCACTAAGGCAGACAGTCCGGATTCTGTAATGGAGCGTGTATCAGGCTATACCCTGAATTATGCTGTTATTACCACTATCGGCGATGCATTTACTCAGGATGTTCTGAAAGCACTGGCTAAGTGGAACAGTAAACAGAACAGCCGTTACTGGTTTGTTTATTATGCGCAGGAGCCAACCGCTCTGATTGCCAACAATACCAACTGCTTTGCTTCATGGCTGAAAGAAAATGCCATATCCGGAACAACAGCGATTTACGGCACACTCGAACAGGCAGGGCTGGCTTGCGGTTATGCCGCCTCCATCAACTTTAGTGAAAAAAACGGTCGCTCGACTATGGAATTCAAGCGGCAAAGTGGTATCGCCGCCTCTGTCACCGCCCTTAAAGATGCCACGGCACTGGAAAGCAACGGCTACGCCTATTATGGCGCGTGGGCAACAGCGAATGAGCGGTTTATCTTTTTCAGAAATACCAGAGTAAGCGGCGATTTTGCCTGGGTGGATACTTACCTGAATCAGGTGTATTTCAACGCTCAGCTGCAACTGGCGTTTATGAATATGCTTATCAGCTATAAAGCTATCCCGTATGACGAGGAGGGCATTGCCATTCACCGCGCAGCCGCACAAGACCCGATTAATGAAATGCTGAATTTTGGTGGTATCCAGCGCGGGGTAAACCTTTCCGAAGCACAGAAATCCCAGATTAATTATGAGGCCGGTTTTGACGCGGCCCGGCAGATTGAAACAGCCGGTTACTGCCTGCTGATAAATAAAGCTTCAGCACAGGTACGCGGTCAGCGCGAATCACTGCCGTTAAAGCTCTGGTATGCAGACGGCGGCAGTGTTCATACTGTGAATCTGGCTTCTATCGCTGTGCAATAACACTGAAATCAAATAAGGGAACAACCCTGAAACCACCCTGAAAACCCGTACAAAATGTACGGGTTTTTATTTATTCATTTTAGGAAGACAACAATGCAAATTGAATTACCTGAAAATTCAGTATTTGTACATGGCGAAGAATTGAAAACAAATAGCCTTAAAGTGGCTGGTGCATTTGGGAAGAAACACTTCCATGTAATGCGTGATATTAAGAATATTACAGCACAACTACCTGATTCTTTTATCCAATCCAATTTTGGATTGGTTGAATATATTGATGGTAAAGGCCAACTTCGCCCAATGTATGAGATGACCAAAGACGGCTTTATGTTGCTGGTGATGGGTTACAGCACTGAACAGGCCATGCAGATTAAAGTGGCATATATCAAAGAATTTAATTGCATGCAGTCCATGCTCAATAATCTAAATACATCAATAATGACTAAATTGCTGGCTGCGCTAGAAGCAGAAAAACAGTCATTTGCCACAGCGAGCCTAGCCGGCAAAATTCTACGCAAACGACAAACTGAAAAGCCAATTAACCAGGCAAAAATAACGTCTTATATACAGCAGTTACAGCCCTTATTAAACAATTTTGAAGTTTTAGGAGATTAAATCATGCCAATGGGACATAACCCGCTAACGATTACATCAGCCAATTCCGTACTTATGTTGCGCTGCACAGGTGTATACGACAACTATATTACGATGAAAGGCTTTCAGGCAGATAACGCATGGGGCTTTGGTGATGCCAATATCTCAGAAACCCGCATGGGCGTGGATGGTAAACAGTCAATGGGCTATACGCCGCACGAAGTGGAATGGACGCTGCATCTAGAAGCAAACAGCCCGTCAATCGAGCACATGGAGAATATCCGCAAAGACTTTAATGCCAATATGGAAACACGCCCGATTGATATTGTGGTTGAAATTCCGTCTGTAAAAAAACGCTACAGTGCTACTGGTGCACTGGTTAAATTAACCGGCGGGGCTTCCGGTCAGAAATTGCTGGCAGGCAGCCAGTACACATTCAGATTAGTTCTGAATGGCGCAGAGGAGACTAACTGATGGCACGTAAAACAAAAACAATTCAAATAGATACCGGTCGCGATAAAGGTAAAACCTTTCTGATCACCGAAATGCCGATTATGCAGGCAGATAAATGGGCACAGCGCGCTCTGTTTGCCCTTGCCGGGAGCGGCATTGATACAGCGGGTATCAATCCAAACGGCGGCATGCTGGAAATGGCAAAACTCGCCATTGGTGTTATCAGCAAGATAGACCCGCAGATAGGCGGTGAATTACTGGATGAACTGCTTACCTGCGTGCAAATAGTGCCATCTGGCGGACTGGCGCGCAGTCTGGACATAGAAAGTGACATTGAGGATTTAAAAACACTGTTTGAATTACGCAAAGAGGCTTTACTGGTGCATATCGATTTTTTAACGAACGGCAATCCCCTAGATACGAACTAACGGCGGGATTGCCTTTCCGTGAAGGCGTGCTTGCACAAACAGTGAATGTCTCTTCTTTAGCCAGTCAGGTTATTACAGCCGGACTGGCTTCTTACGTTGAGCTGGATAGTGTGCTGGGGCTTGAGGATGTACTGAATATTCTTGAGGTTTATCAGGTTTCTGAACATAACAAAATGTTGGTGAATAAGTATGACAACGAATATAGTTGAACAAATGCTTGTCGAGCTAATGCTTGATACATCTAAATACACTGCGCAGGCAGATAAGGCGGTTAAGACAAATAAGCAGCTTGAAAAGTCCTTAACCGACACCGAAAAAGCGTCCAAAGAGACCGAAAAAGCTCAGAAAAAACTAGGAGAAGAAACAGAAAAGGCCGCTAATCGCTTTAATCTGTTTGAAACCACCCTTTTGCGTGCAACGGGGTTAGAAAAATGGGTGAATGACGTCGTTGATGCCGAAGATGCTGCAAAAAGCCTGGCGGCTAATCTAGGGTTATCGCAGGACGCATTGACCAAGTGGCAGAATGCTGCTAAGAATGCCGGTGGTGATGGCAAAGGAATTGTCGGCCTGTTTGAAAAACTCAATGAATTAACAGTTAAGCAGCAAGCGACCGGCAAGAAAAATGCAATACTGGGAAGCCTCGGCGTCGACTTAGTTGATACTAATGGTAAGGCACGTGATTTAAATAAAGTTGTTTTTGAACTGTCAGAAAACTTGAGAAAGCTTAATAGACCACATGCTTATCAAGTAGCCAAACAACTGGGCATGGATGACAGTACGGCCAATCTAATGATGCAGGGGCGCAATGGCATTCAGCAACTCATGAAGAAGCCTTATACAGAAGTAACTAAAGCAGAGGATGAGATCGCTAAACTTATTAAAAGTGTTCAGAACGGTATTAAGATAATTGGCAAATTCACTACCGTTTTACTTGGCAATACAGGCCTGTTAAAGCTGGCTAATGATGCTGCTAAAGCAAATATGCAGCTAACTAACTTATCAACCAATCTGCGCATTAACGCCACCAGCCTACAGTCATGGCAGAATGCTGCCAAGACTGGTGGGGGCACAGCAGAGGGTATGACAGCCTCTTTAACCGGTATTAAACAGGCTATGAACGGGCTGGTGATGTTTGGTGACGCCAGCATGCTGCCATACTTTAATGCTCTTGGCGTATCAATGGTGGATAGCTATGGCAAAGTGAGGGATATGAATAGTGTTATGCTGGATTTGGCAGACGCATTTTCCAAGATGCCACGCGATCAGGCTTACACCCTAGCTAAACAGATGGGGCTGGATGATGGCACTTTTAATACGCTGGTTCAGGGTCGCAAAGAGTTACAGGAAATTCTGGATATTCAGAAAAGAATGTATCACTCAGACGGGGAAGCCATTGCCCGTAGTCGCGAATTAACCAAACAGCAGGCGATATTGAGCGCACACTGGCAAAGCATGAAGCAGTTGGTGGGTGATGCATTAACACCGATACTGCTTACTCTGATTAAGGTAGTAAACAGCTTCTTTGAGTTTCTGCAACGGCATGAAAAGGTTGTTAAAGCGGTATTCCAGACCGCAGCCATCGTAATCGGCACGCTGCTGATTCCTACCTTGCTTAGTGCCGGACGTGCACTGCTAGGGTTTGTTGCTCCGTTTGCACCGGCAATTGCAGCGGTAACAGCTCTGGCGGGTGCCTTTTTACTTCTGTACGACGATTACGACACTTGGGCTAAGGGCGGTAAATCTCTGTTTGACTGGACAGCCTTTGCTAATGGCATTAAAAACAGCAAAATAATGATTGATGCACTTGGGGAGTCGTTTAAAAAATTAAGCGCATCATTTTCTGATATGGCTACCGAAATGATTGCCAAAGCGACGGGTGAGAAAAAAGAGGATATAGCAGATTTCATCGGTGAAAGCGCGTACCGTTTATTTCACGGAGGCAAAACGTATGAAGAAGTAAACGGCTCTTATACACCACCAACTAAGCCCATTGTGATTGGAAAGAAAGGTGCTTCTAACGGTGCTCCTGCGGATACAGCAGTGAAAGCAGCGGATTACGCCACCGGACATGCTTTAAAGGCTAGTGCGCAAAAGTGTGCTGAATATGTTAATAACGCATTAAGAGCACAGGGTATTAAAATCTGGGGACATGGGCGCGATGTAGCAGGTAATTTACTTAAAACAGGAAAATTTCAAAGTATTGCCTACAATGGTAAGTATATTGCCCAGAAAGGAGACGTTATGTCTATACCAAGCATAGCAGGACATCCGCATGGACACGTTGCAATATTTAATGGTGAATATTGGGTTTCAGATTACATTCAGACTAACAAAAGAGGGAACACTGCTGCTCCTGGAGATGATTATTTTGCTGCAATCAAAGCAGGTAAAATTACGCCTGTTATCGCGCGCATGAAATCATCAGAAACACCAAACCAGAAGAAAACGGCAACCAGTGTACCTGTAAAAGGAAATATGAATTATGCTCAGCAAATCTATGCATCTCTTCGTGAACACGGTTTATCCGCACAGCAAGCAAGAATAATGACTGCTGAGATTGGTCGGGAAAATTCATTTAATCCGGATTTTCTTTTTGGTTCGCATACAGATCCGAAAAATGGTGCAACAAATATTGGACTGATTTCTTGGCAGGGAATTCGGGCTAAAAAGCTAATTGCGGAATTAACTGCAAAGGGTTTATATAAAAACGGGAAAATAACCAGATCAAAAGCTTCACTTGATGAAATGGTTAAGTATATGCTGTCTGAAATATCCAACAACCCCGCGTACTCCAAAACCAAAAAAGAATTTTTGGATAATCCGAATGTCGCATACGATAAAGGGCACAAAATATTAGGTGATAATTATATTATCTGGCGACAGGATGACCCAAAATACAAGAGCGGGCATGACAGACGGGATGCTTTTTTTAAACAGACCGCTAATATGGAAATGGTGTATAACGCAAATCGAATATCAAAAGGAGTTAGCCAAAGCAATCAGTTAGCTGGAGGCAATACAGCAACACATACAGACAATAGAAAATATGTTAATGTTAATATACCAAATATGAATGTTAACACTTCATCAAATACTGTTAGTGGAAATGCTGTAGCAGCGATGAAAGAAGTACAAAACTATACGTTTAATCAGCTTGGAGTATCGATGACATAACTTAGTTAAATAAATATTTTGAAATTTTTATCAGAAAGAAAAAAATGAAAAAAATACTTTTTGTCTTATTAGGTTTATTTATTGGTGCATGTGCAAATGCGGAAAGTCCTCAAGTACAGTACATAAAAGGGATGTATGAATTAAACGCATCTCTAGCAAAAGGAAGCATAACAGAAGATAACGATCTAAATATTTATAACGATGTTGATCAATCTTTCTTTTTGGATTATCTAGATAGTAATATCAAAAAAATCTACGCAAGAAATGATGAATACCAAGAGGCAACTGGAGATATGGCTTGTATAGACCATAATGTTTTATGGCAGGGGCAGGATTTAAATCCGTTTGCTAAACTAACATTTACTGAACCAAGCGCAGACAGGGTTAAAGTAACAATAGGTGCTACATGGGACTTAGAAGAGCGTTCTGTCACTTATCAGGTTAAATGCCAAAAAGATGGCGATTGCAAAATTACAGAAATCTTTGAATATGGTAAGCCTTTCACTAAAGTAACCTCAAAATGTCTTGATGACTTTTACCGTACTGAAATCAAAAAGCATCGAAATAAATAAACTATATGTTTAACCAGCTTGGAATTATAGGAACATGAAGAAATTTGTTTTATCCGGTACAGCATATTTGAAGTTTTGTTCATCTTGATTTGTTTGTAGTAACTTCGATAAAAACTTTGATACTACATAAGGATTTTTATGTCTAAACCATCATTAACAAATGAACTTACACGCTTGTATGAATTACTGGAAAAAGGGGCAATAACTCAGGAAGAGTATGAAGAACACAAGGCTTTATTACTAAACCAAGCCCGTAATACATCTTCCCATAATGGGTATGGTGATCCAGTTCAAACAAAGCCAACTGAGGCAAAGCCGCAGATTATCATTAATCAAAGTGCATCTGCGGCTGCATCATCTAGCGCGACTGCTGTAGCCAAAAATGGCGGCTGTTTAAAAAGCATCTTGGCAACGATTGGTTTCTTGGTTGTAATTAGCGTAATTCTGAAAGCATGCTATGGCGAAGAAAAGACAGCAGCAAGTACGCCCGCAATAGAGCCGGCAGCTCAAACTGTTACCAATACAGATAGCCAAGAGGATACTCAGGAAAATATACAAGCATCATTACAGAGTGCAAAACAGGAGAATGCAGCAGCAAATGACGAGATAAATACCTTATGGACAAATATGGACGTTGATGTGCGCAACCATTTAAAGCCTCAACAGCTTACATGGAATCAACAAAAGAAAAAGCAGTGCCAGTCAAACCAATACCCTACGCCAGAGCAGAATCAAATTGAGTATTTAAACTGTGAGACTGAATTGACGCGTAGCCGTATTTCAGAACTTCAAGCACAGCAAGATCAAGTTTATGTCAACGTAAAAGAAGCAAAGCTACAGAAATTAAAGCAAGAAGCAGATGATTCATTAAAAACACTACAAACAACATGGGACGCTATACCAGAATCAATTAGAGATCAGTTAAGCTCAAATTTTAAAAGTTGGACTAAGAGTGCGGATAATGAGTGCGATTCGGAAAAGCCGGCTGATACGGAGGTACAGACAGAAATTAACCGGTTCAACTGTAGAATAAAGCTGATAAAAGCCAAAACCAAAGAGCTTGAGGGATATAAACTTTAATCTTGATTCTGTTACGCAATCAGCTACGTTAAGGACTAGGCGTGGTGGCATGCATGATGCATAGGTTTGGGTACCACCCTAAATTTATAATTATCAAATAGTTAGGAGTAAATATGGACGATTTGGGTACCACCCCATTTCAGTATCAAATGTTTAAGGTTGAGAAACAAATAGAATTTGAGGATATGGAAATGGGCGTCCTTAATGACGGTACTCCATATCTAACTGGGCGTGGCTTGGAAAAAATCTGTGGAGTTGGTCATGGGCAATTTTATAGATTTATTACGGATTGGGAAAATGAAAAATTTAAACCTAGAGGCAAGATAATTCAACAATTGCTTGATACCCAAAATTATCAAGGTGATAGTTTGTTCCTGCGTGCAAATTATAACGGTACAGAGGTGCTTGCATTTACCGAACCAGTATGTATTGCCGTATTAGAATACTATGCTTTTCATGCTTCTGATAAAAAGGAAAAGGCTCAAAATGTAATTAGAATATTGGCAAGAAGTAAATTTAGAGATTTTGTCTATCAAGCAGTCGGCTATATTCCATCAAGTGCAGATAAATGGAAGCAATTCCACGATCGAGTCTCTTTGACATATGCTTCAGTTCCTATAGGCTATTTTAGTATATTCAAAGAAATTGCTGATATGATTGTCGCTATTGGTCAGCATGGAATATATATTAACGAATCATTTGTGCCTGATATTAGCGTAGGAAAAGAGTGGGCGAAATACTGGAAAGACAATAATTTATCTGATAAATATAGCCAATGCTCGGATTATGAACACAATTACCCATCATATTTTCCTCAAGCTAGGTCTAACCCGCAACGCGTAAGATGCTATCCTGAGGATGCGCTTGGTGAGTTTCGAAGATGGTATAGAAATGTATATGTTGGAGAGGGTAAATTAAGAAACTATATAAATAAGAAAGTTTTAGATTTAAATATTTCTTCTGAATTTGCAGATAAAGCACTTGAGGAATATGAAAAATTATTACTTCCTGGCTAAACAATATATTACACCCTGCTGCTGTTTTGATTTACTCAAAGTCATAGGTTAGTTACAAGACTCTTGTCTTGGGTGAGTAGGCAATTATATTAATAATACCGTTTTTGTTTAATTCCACTTTAGAGTGGAATTTTTAATTGTTTATAAGTAATTGATTTTTCCTAGGAGTCGAATTTTCGGCCGCTAGGGAGATAAATATAAGTTATTGATTATTTCTAGAAACGTAAAATTGCGTTTCTAGGAATAAGTAACCATCTTAATGTTCAGATTGACAAATTCGTTTAGGCTTGGCATTATTTAATCCGAGGTTTCAAAGCCTTTAACAAGCGGTAATCACCCCGTCAGCGTGATTTTTTTTGTGTCCATGATTCTATCAATGTCTACTAATCCAATTGACATATGATTCCTTTATGGCCGAGAGGGTGAAGAATACAATACCCGCAAGGGGAATAATTCCAGCCTACTTGTTAAGGTCTTTGAACCTCTCGGCCACCCTTTTGGGTTAATTTCAAGATATTAACAAGGAATCTATCATGAACACTTCTTTTTTAGTCCCTGTCTTTTCTGGCAGTTTTAATACCCAAACTGAACTCCTTTGTAATGCGCGTGATTTGCACAAAGCTTTGCAGGTTGGTCGAGACTTCTCAAATTGGATTAAGGGAAGAATTGTAGAGTATGGCTTTGTAGATGGAATGGATTTTATTCGCTCGCCAAAATTGGCGAGCGATCTAAGTAACTCATCTAATGGGAATATTTCTAAACGAGGCGGACAAAACAAAATTGAATACTATCTAATTTTAGACATGGCTAAAGAGCTGGCGATGGTTGAGAAGACAGAAGTAGGTCGTCAGGTACGAAAATATTTTATTCAATGTGAGCGCGAACGATTTATAGGAATGCAGCATAAAGCCATCAGCCACCTAATCAGTAAAGAACAGGCAGATAAAATACAACGCGCAGTAGAAGAACGCAGCCAGCGAACAGGCGAGCCTTATCAGAAAATATATGCCGGATTGCATACCTATCTGAACATCGACAGTTACAGAGCCATGCCGGTTGAACATTACACCGCTGCTCTGAAATACTTGGAAAGCATACCGAATGTGCCTGATATGTTTAAATCTGCTGTTGTTGAAAACAATGTTTTGCGTACCATCAATGCAGACGGACGCTGGCTGGTAATTGTCGAAAATAACAGAGTTACATATGCAAAGAATATCAACGGTTATAGCTGTATCAAGGCTGATGTGTTTAAAAAGCTGCTGATACAGACAAAGCAGCAGGCAGAATATCTGGCAGAGCTGGCAAAACGCATGAGGGTAATATACGGGGAATGCGACAGCTCAAGGCTAGATCGCCCGATTGAAGAGCTGCATCCTAAGTTTATTATTTGATTATGTAACAGATTCAAGCCGGCACATATGTGCTGGCTTTTATAAAGAGTATTGCTAAGTACTATTGAAGTAAATATAATATATTTACAAATAGCAAACGGAGAGAAAGTGATTGATGGATTTGAATGGAATAATGAAAAAGCTAAGCTCAATCTAAAAAAACATGGTATTTCTTTTGAAGAAGCTGTTACTGTGTTTTGGGATGAATACGGCTTAATCATTTCCGACCCTGAACACTCAGAAAGTGAAGACCGCTTTGTATTATTAGGAATGAGCGAAAACCAACGTGTTCTTGTAGTGGTTCATTGTGAACGTGGTGATAGTATTCGCATTATTTCTGCACGAGCTGCTACTAAACACGAGCGCAAACAGTATGAGGAATATTTATGAAAAAAGAATACGATTTTAGTAATGCTAAGCCAAATCCTTATGCTAGCCAATTAAAGAAGACAATTACGATTCGAATAGATGAAGAATGTATCAGCTATTTTAAAGCGCTGGCGGAAGAAACAGGATTACCTTATCAATCGTTGATTAACTTATTCTTAAAGGATTGTGCTGTTAATAAGCGCAAGCCAGATATTCAGTGGAATAAATAGTAGTTATTTTAAAGTTATACAAGCTGCCATAAGGCAGCTTTTTTATTGGAGGTTGTATGCTACCAATTGAAGGTATTCCTAACATACCAAACTTTAAAGGCTTGAATGTTGCCGGTACTAATGCCCTGATCAGTCTGGGCGGGGCAGCATTGATAAATGCCGTATTCGGAAATTACTGGGGTGTATTTAACGAGTATGGAATACCTATTCTGCTGGCTGATAACGTTACCTCTCTCAAATACAGTAATTCCGCCAAAATAGCACAGGCACCGGTTGAAAAAGGCTCATTCGCCTGTTACAACAAAGTTACCAATCCGTATAAAGCCACTGTACAGCTTACTAAAGGCTCAGGAGGTACTTTAATGCGCGGCGTGTTTCTCGGACAGGTTGAAACACTGGCTGCCAGTACACTGCTGTTTTACATCATCACGCCTGAATATGTTTATACCAACGCCTGTATTGTTGGTTACGACACCGCGCGTGAAGCGTCAGACGGGGCGCAACTGATTAAAGTAAATCTCCATTTAGAAGAAGTGCGCGAAGTGGTAGTGAAATACGATACCGAAGAGGTAAAAAATCCTGATGATGCAAAAGAAAGCGACGGCGGAGAAAAACAGCCCGAAAAACCCGGGGAATCTTTGTTATATCGGGCAGTAAACGCTATTAAAGGATGGTTTAAATGACAACAGTAACCATACCACTGGATGCTAATCCTAATCAGAATATATCTTTTGTAATTAACGGCAGTCGCTGGCATATCCGGTTGTTTACGCGGCTCGGGCAGCTTTTTGCCAGCGTAGAAAACGACAAAGACGGCGTACAGGTACAAAACCGTGTCTGTCTCAACGGAACGCCGATAACCAAAAATCTTGTATTTATAGATACACATGGCGACGATAACCCGACTTACACCGGCCTGAATGGCCGGTTTGTTTTGGTATATACCGATGAAACGTAAACAGATAAAAGTAACCGTTACCCTGCGGGATAAGGATAAACAGGGTGAGCAGATTGTTTTTACCGGCAACTATAACCAGATCAGCGCAACCGGCTTTCGTGTGATGTGTAACATCATGTTCGGTTACGGCTCAGTAATGCCGGTAGCACAAATACGAATCTACGGGCTGGCATTAGAGAAAATGGCCAAACTGTTCCGTGTGCACTGGAATACGCTTGATGCACTGATGAACAGGGTAAAAGTTGAAGTCGGGGAAGAGGGGGACCAGCTGATTACTGAATTTGAGGGCAATATTACTTTTGCGACAATGGATTTTTCCGTGGCTCCCGATGTCTGTCTGGTTATTGAATCGCAGGCAGCCATGCTGGAGTACAAAAAACCGCAGCCGCCGTATGAAAAAGAAGGTGAGGTGGATATTGCCGATGCAATCAAAGATATCTGCGACAGTATGGGTTATCAGCTTGAGAATAACGGCGTATCTGCAATCACCAAAAACTTGACCTTAAACGGCTCTAATCTGGATAAGCTTAAAACGCTTGAACATGATTTTGAGTTTGATATGTACATTGAGAATAACCTGATTGCGGTTACGCCGAAAGGCGGTTCACGCAACATAAAAATTCCGGTCATTACGCCCGCCTCAGGATTAATCAGCTATCCGGTACCCGATATACGCGGCGTGACTTTTAAATGCCTGTACGACCCGTTACTGCGTTTTGGTGGTATCTGCAAGATACAGGATAGCCAGGTTGAAGTATGTAACGGCGAATGGCGCATATACGGCATGCATAAAAGCCTTGAATCCAATCAACCGGACGGGAACTGGTTTTGTGATATAGCCGCAACATGGAGAGACAGCAAAGATGCAGCAATCAGCAGAATATGAAAATCTGGACAACCTGAATATCAATCATTCACTGGGCGGAGCAGCAGAATTTAACGCAGTTATTTCCAATCTGATATCGCGGGTTCAGACAGTGACCCTTGTCAAAGTGCTGGCGGTTTCAGGTACCGGCGTCAGTCCAGTGGGTGAAGTAAACGTACAGCCGCTGGTGCAGATGCTTGACGGTGCCGGCAATGTCTACTCACCCGGCAGAATATTCAGCGTTCCGTATTTCCGCTTACAGGGCGGCAGTAATGCTGTTATCTGTGATCCGGTCGCAGGTGATATCGGCTTATGTGCTTTTGCCTCACGCGATATATCCGCAGTTAAACGCAATAAAGCCGAATCGGCACCCGGCAGCCGCCGCCAGCATGACTGGAATGACGGGCTGTATATCGGCGGATTTTTAAACGGCACGCCGCAGCAGTACATCAGTTTTTCAGACAGCGGCATAGTGATTCACTCACCGACCAGTATCACGTTGGAGGCACCATTAATCAACATGCAAGCTTCAGCGGTAACTACTACGACAGGCAGCTATGCGGTCAATGCTTTACAGACAGCACAGTTTACCGGTGGTGGCGGTATCAGTGCTGATGGAGATGTTAAAGCTGGTTCAGTCAGTCTGCAAAATCACACTCACAAAGGTGTGACTACCGGCAACGGCAATACAGGGAAGCCCAATTCATGAAAACATTATTTTTAATGCCTGATACATGGGATTTGGTGCTTGATGCTGATGGCAATATTGCTGTTGCGGAAAGCACCTATCAGCAAGCGCAGGACATTGCCAGTGCCTGCCGTACCATGAAAGAAGATATGTATTTTAATCAGCAGGAGGGAATACCGTATTTAACGTGCATTCTTGGCAACGGACGCTATCCGCTGGCTTTATACCGCAAACATCTTCACGATGCCGCGCTAAGTGTTCCCGGAGTTGTCACCGCTCAGGCAGAGTTAATGCTTGACGGCGAGCGGATTATCCGTGGACAGATTAAATTTACTAACAGCAATCATAAAACGGGAGTAATTGGTTTATGAGCATTCCGCAATTACAGATTACTGATAAGGGGATTATTGCACCGTCTGCAGATGAGGTAATTAGTGGCTTATGGGAGCTGTTCAGAAATGCTTTCGGGCAGGATTTGAATACAGCTATGAACACACCGCAAGGGCAGTTAGTAACTTCTCTGGCAGCCATTATTACCGATGAGCGCAATCAGATGATAACCCTGCTGAATCAGTTTGACCCGCGTTATGCGCAGGGTATCTGGCAGGACGGGCTGGGCTATATCTATTTTATGACCCGCAAACAGGCTACGCATTCCAGTGTAATGCTGGTGCTGAACGGGCTGTCAGGAGTAACTATTCCTGCCGGTACGGTATTTAACGATGATAACGGTAATAAATGGCAGTTAACTAACGAAGCAACCATTGCTCAGGATGGTAAAGTAAGCGTGCATGCGCAGTGCATATCTGCCGGCAGTATCAATGCCGCACCCGATACCATTACCGGTATTCCTAAAGCAATTACCGGCCTTGATCGGGTAACCAACCCATATACAGCCGTTGCCGGTGTTGAAGAAGAAAGCCGTCTGGATTTTGAAAAACGCCGGCGGGCATCAGTAGCAATTAACAGCAAAAATACCAATGCCTCAACTTATGGCGCAGTAGCTGATTTAGCCGATGTGAAAGATGTGTATGTTATCGACAACCCGACAGATGAGACCATACAGGTTGGTACCACTAATTATCCGGTTATCCGAAACAGTATTCTGGTTTCCGTAGTGGGCGGAGATGATGAAACCATTGCCCGTACCATTTTGAATAAAGCCGGTTCGGGCTGTTCTTTTAATGGCAATACGGAATGCGTGATAGCGGATACAGAAAATTTCCCCGTCAGACCGCCGACATACACCGTAAAATTTTTACGACCGGCTTTTGTGCCGGTTTTTTTTCAGGTTATGGTTGATGATCCTGATTTGCTGTCATATCAGGATAGCGAGGCTGTAAAAGCGGCCATTATTACCGGTTTTACAACCGGACCCGCAAAGGCGGCAATCGGACAGCCGGTTATTGCTTCTAAATTTATCTGTCCGGTTGCTGCTGCCATTCCTCATTTAAGTGTAGTGTCCCTGCGGGTAAGTAAGGACGGTAAAAAATGGGCAGACATGCTCGAAATCGGCGTGGATGAATACCCGGCAGCCTCAATTTATCAGATTAAAATATCATGAAAAATATTCAAGACACTTTAATGTCACAGTATGCAAACAGTCCGGTTATCTGCAGTCTGATTGAAAGCATGAATGAATGCATAGACCCTGCCGGATCAATTGATGATTTTTACCGGCTGGCTTTCAATGTAAAAACTGCACAGAGTTTCGGGCTGGATATCTGGGGGCGGATTGTAGGGGTGAATCGTAATATCAGTATTCCGCCTGATGATATCGATACTTTCGGCTTTAAAACCAGTCCGCAGACGTTTACGCCGTTTAATAACCGGCCGTTCAGTGCCTCCGGAGCGCGGTTTGCTGCTTATAAATTATCGGATGAGCGTTTCCGCCTGCTTATTATGATTAAGGCAGCAGCCAATATTCTTCATGCAACGGCACCGAATATTAATAAATACCTGCGCATGATATTTCCTGAGAAGCGCGTGTATTTTTTAATTACCGGCCACATGAAAGGGCGGTATTTTTTTGAATTCACGCCCAATAAATTTGAAAGGCATATTATCTATAACCTGCAATTATTACCGCGCCCGTCCGGCGTTTTAATTGATTATCGTGAATCCCCGCCGGCGGGGATTTTTGGTTTTTCCGGAACAGGTTTTCAACCATTTAACCAGGGAAGTTTCGCATGAGTAAAAATCCAGTATTAATCCCGCAGGCATTTGCGGCTAACGGCAGTAAAAACAATATTCAGAACACCCGGCAGCCCGGACAAGATCCGGAGGATGCAACATGGAGTGACGGTTTTCCGAACGTAACCATGCAGCCGATAGAATCGGGCGGCCTGCCTCCAAAGGGTATGGACTTTAACGGTATCCTTAACGCCTTATCCGCCACTATTGTACATATGCAGAAAGGCAATCTGTTCTATTTTGATAAAGCCTATTGCGATGCTTTTGGCGGATATCAGAAAGGTGCGATATTGCTGGCTGATGATGGTACGAAGGTATTTATCTCAGTTGCAGATAAGAACACTAACAACCCTAATCAGAATCCCCAATACTGGGAGGTTATTGCCGGCATAGGACTTAACGCTGTTTCAGCCTCAAAATTATTTGAGGGACGCAATATCGGCGGGGTTTTCTTTGACGGTACACAGGATATTGATCTGCCCGGCGTGAATACCAGAGGTAACCAAGATACAACCGGCAATGCTTCCACTGCTACATATGCAGGCCAGATTGCGGCACGTAAAATCGGTGGCGTTACCTTCAATGCAAAAACAGATATAGATTTACCCGGTGTAAATATAGCCGGCAATCAGAATACCACCGGCAATGCAGCAACCGCTACAAGATTGCAAACAGCACGCACTATTAATGGTGTACCTTTCGATGGTACGCAAGATATTAATGCAACACCCGCCGGTACAATAATGTACTTCGCCAGAGACTGGGCACCAACAGGCTGGTTAAAAGCTAATGGTGCCGCTGTTTCGCGTACAGCATACGCGGGTTTATTTGCGGTACTTGGCACCTATTATGGCCCAGGAGATGGCTCAACAACTTTTAATCTGCCAGATTTACGTGGCGAGTTTATTCGTTCCTATGATGATAGAAGAGGCGTTGACCCGGGGCGCTGGAACGGTAGCTGGCAGGGTGATGCAATCAGAAATATTACTGGCGCTTGTAGTGGAGCGATGGGAGTTGTGTTTGATGGTTTTGCTGGAGCGTTTTTTGACGATGGCACTAGAGATGCAACGGTAGCAACCTCTACTACCAAGGTTACATATAACGATGATTTTTGCTTTGATGCCAGTAGAGTTGTCCCGACGGCAAATGAGAATCGCCCGAGAAACATCGCACTACTTGCTTGCATCAAAGTTTAAGGATTAAAAATGAAAATATATGCTCCCACTATCCCAGTTTGTCAGTTGGATGAAAACAATTACTTTGTTGGTATGACTACCGCAGATTTAGACCCATTAGAAAGTAATGGACATTATCTAATACCAAGGCTATGCGTTGAGGCAATAGAACCAGAATTTAAGGCCGGTTATATCGCGCAATGGAGTGGCGAATCATGGCAATACATCGCAGACCATCGTGGCGAAACGGTTTATAGCAAAGAAACCGGACAAGACATTAAAATCAGTGAACCGGGTGAATTGCCGGAAACAGTGACAACTACCCCTTGTCCTGATTCTTTCCATCATTGGTCAGAAAAAGAAAATAAATGGGTTATATCGCCAGAAGCCGAGGCGCAGAAACAGCAGCAGATAGATAACGAACGAAAGGCGAGAATTAATACATTGTTATCCGTTGCTACTGAAAAAATTGCAGCATACCAAGATATGATTGATTTTGCCGATACCGAAGAAGAAACGACGGAAGCAGAAAAGGGCTTGCTTGCTTGGCGAAAGTACCGAGCTGCTTTATTGAAGTATCAGAAAGGCCTAATTTCTGAATTGCCATTAGAGCCAAATGAATAATCTGGCAAATTACAAATTTCTAAAAATACACACCCCGTTCGCGGGGTATTTTTATGGAGTAAATATGTCATGACAAAAGCGATTAAATGGTTTTACTGGTTACTGGACTTCCGGTTTTTACCGGACAGACTGCAAAACTGGCTGTTCGGTACCGGCACGCGAATAATCGAGGTACTGAACGGATTCGCTATGCTAGGTTTTGCACTGGTGTTCGGTCTGCATGGTGACGAGATAATTAAGGAGGATTTATACGGCAAATTCCCGCATTTATACCCTAAGGTGTTTGTGACCATTTTAATTGTGGTTGCTATCGGGCAGTTATTTACTGCCTTTTGTCATTCCAGCCGCAGCAATATTCTGTCCGGTTGCTGCCTGCTGTGGTCGGCACTGATTTGGTTTGTGATATCCGGAACGTTTATCGCTGCCTATCCGCCATTGTCTACAGGTATGACCACCTATCCGCTGATTGCCATCATATGCGCATTAGCCGGCAGAAATCTGATTAAAAACACGCAACAGGCAGAAGATAAAAAAGGCGGGAAATAATGAATGAGGTTTTTACACTGTCCAACTGTTTCGCCCTTGCCGGCGGCTTTCTCGGCTCGTTGGTGGTATCTGATTACCGACGCTATGGGGTAATGCTCACTGTGACATTCATCATTATAGGCATGGTTTTTTCAGCCGCAGTAACAGAGTATTTCTTTACACAGGATCACCCGTGGCTGTTTGCCGGTGCCGGTGTATTTGCCGGTATGGCTTCTAAATCTCTGTTAGACGCATTCAAAGCAACTGCGCCTAAGCTGGCTAAAAAACTGATTAATGCTGTGTGTAACAGGGCAGAAAAGATAATCGGCGACACAGATGATAAGCAGAAATAAGGTGCCGGCTGGTAGCTAACTTGATTCTGTTACGCAATCAACTGCTATGATGCATAGGTTTGGGCACCACCCTAAATTTATAATTATCAAATAGTTAGGGGTAAATATGGACGATTTGGGCACCACCCTGTTTCAGTATCAGATGTTATAGTGATTTGATTGTGTAACAGATTTAAGCCGGCTGAATGCTGGCTTTTCTATTGCAGCCTCTGGGCTGCTTTTAAAGGACGTTCAATTATGGCTTATTCTGCTGTTGCAGTGGCTAATTCAATTATTAAGGTAGCAAAAAATAAAGGAGTTAATGATTTAACTCCTATGAAGATTCAAAAACTGATGTACTTTGCTCAGTTCTTTTATTTAAAGAACTTTGAAGATAGTGTTTTGATTGATGATAACTTTGTTCGTTGGAGATTCGGTCCTGTTATTCCTTCACTTTATTATCAACTGATAAGTTATGGTTCTGGTGCTTTTAGGGATTATATTCGGATATTAACTCCTAAAAATAAGGCAATTGTATATATGATGTCGGATGATGATTTTATAAGCTGGGAGTTTCTTGATCAGGTTTTTGATAAATTCGGCCATTTAGATGTAATTTCATTATCTGCTTTAATACACCGCAAAGATTCTTCCTGGAGCACTGGTGCTATTGATACAGTTATAACCATAGATGATATGAAAAAATCATCTTTATAAAAATTAACTATTTGTTGTATATTTAAGATATAAATATAATATATTTACAACTAAAGGGGATAGAATGATTAATGGCTTTGAATGGAATCAGGAAAAAGCAGCAAGCAATATCAAAAAGCACGGTGTATCATTTGATGAGGCTGTTACAGTATTTTGGGACGAAAATGCCTTGATAATAAATGATCCAGATCATTCCGAAGACGAAGATCGTTTCATATTGCTAGGAATGAGTGAGAATTTACGCATATTAGTGGTTATTCATTGTGAAAGAGGCAATACAATCCGTTTGATTTCTGCAAGAACGGCCACCAAGCAAGAACGCAAACAATACGAGGCACATTTATGAAAAAAGAGTACGATTTTAGTCAAGCAAAACGCAATCCGTATTCCGGACAGTTAAAGAAAACAATCACTATCCGGATTGATGAAGATAGTATTACTTATTTCAAAGATATGGCTGATGAAACCGGATTGCCGTATCAGGTTTTAATGAATATGTATTTAAAAGATTGTGCCGAAAATAAGCGCAAGCTTGATATTAAATGGACTAAGTGAATTTTTGGGAATTGAATAAGCTGCCAGCAGGCAGCTTTTTTATGGCAAAAAAATACCCTCAACACGGAGGAGTTTTTGAGGGCTTTAAAAGTATTAAAGGGGAAATAGAATTTAATAATATATAAATAAATTTAAATAGTCAATCCAAAGCAGCCGTTCTGGCTGCTTTTTTTATGCATGAAAGGTTTAGCAATGAATGAATTATCATGGATTGGTGAAGCACGTAAGCACATCGGTTTGCGTGAGATTAAAGGCGTTAAACATAACCCGACAATCATAAAATGGCTTGATGATATGGGTAAGTACAGCAAGGAAAGCACAGCATGGTGGCGTGATGATGAAACGCCATGGTGTGGCTTATTTGTCGGGCACTGTTTGGGTGAAACCGGGCGGTATGTGGTCAAAAACTGGTTCAGAGCCAGAGAATGGGATAATGCTCAATTAATGACCAAGCTGGATAAACCCGCATATGGCTGTATTGTTACCTTTACCAGGCAGGGTGGCGGTCATGTTGGTTTTGTTGTGGGCGTAGATGCAAAAAACAATCTGATGGTACTGGGCGGTAATCAGGGGGACGAGGTCAAAATTGCTGCTTTTTCACGCAGTAGGGTAACAGGTTATTACTGGCCTAGCATATGGTCAGGCAAGGCAGTTAAATCATCTCCTTTACCTGGTCGATATGCGCTCCCTGTTCTAACTTCTTCCGGAAAACTAAGCACAAATGAGGCTTAAGTATGAAAGTTGAGACTTATTTAGATCTTAGTTTTATTGGACCACATACCAAGATTTTTAAACATAATGATCAACTTTATGTGCCTATGCGTTCAATCGTAGAAAATATAGGTTTAAGCTGGCCATCACAATATAAAAAGCTAAAGAAAAGCTTTAATAATTGTATTGCTGAGATAGTTGTGCCAGGGAATAATGGACAAAGCAGGCGCATGTTATGCTTGCTATTAAAGAAGCTTTTAAGCTGGATGATGTTAATTAATCCCAATCAAGTAGCCGCTGATAAGAAGCAAAGCATCATTAATTATCAGGATGAATGCGCGGACTTTTTGTTTTATTACTGGACTGTTCCTAATTTTGCCCATTTAGTTAAATCATTAAATTAATCATTCAATGTTTTTGACTTATGATGACAGAAACCCAGTAAAGTGCAGCTTTACTGGGTTTTATTATATGGTATAAATAATGGCGATTATGTCTATAATTACCGATATTGGCATTTGTTGACGACAATGAATAGATTGTGGAGATAGATATGAAAATAATAATTAAAGCATTTATTGACGGTATGAGTTCTGTCTTTGACATATTTCCAGCAACCCAAGTTAAATCATATAAAATATTTAGTACAAATGATCAGTTAGATGGATTCAGCGAGGATGCTCAATCCCTACGGAATGATATGAAAAGAATAGGCGATGATTTTAATCATGCAATCAAGGAGTTGAAACTCTAAAATATAAAATTAAAGATTCACTGTTTATTACTAACTGTTTCAGTTTAATAAATGAAATTAATTATTAATACACAGTTCAAAAACTTCACCCATTTTCATTGCTTTTTGAACTTTGCGTGGATACTTAAAGGAATCGCAAGCTTTTTCTTCATCTAAAGCCTTTTTCCATTCTATTCTATAATATTCATTAGTAGCCATTTTTATAACAGAAGAAAATTCAATATGCCAATACGTCATCCACTTGAATTCTCTACAAACTTCTTCACAATGATAAACCATAAACTTAATTTCTTTTTCTTCCAGTTTATCTTTATTTCTTAACTTATTTAAAATCTCTAATCTAATTTCATCAGTAATTGTCAT